CCCAACTCTCCGCCGACGAGTCGGGGGTGGTATGCCCCCGACAAGTCGGTTGGGAGTTCAGGCGAGTTTGCGGAAGTATCCGTTCCAGCCCGGTGTACGTCCATTCGTGACGTAGGTGTGAGTACTGGTGAAGGAATGCGGTTCCCAGTTCTCGTCCATCTTGGAATAGGCTGATATGGATTTCGTGATCCACTCCCATTCCCACGGTTGCTTGAACGATTGCTTACTCGCCCACACAATGAATTTGCAAAGTTGTGCAGGTGTGAAGCCATAGCTTCCATCTGGAAGTCGCTTAGGCCGAAGACTGTATTTCCTGCTAACACCTTCCCCCACCTGCAAACGGCCAAATTCGGCCAGTTTCCAGATGCCGACTTCCCACATCGAACGGCCTTTGCGATCGCCAAGGATCGAATAGCCTGTACCACGCTCGTCTACCAGATCATATAAGCGGAAACCATGACCCTTCGGGTCTGGCGTGTAGCCCACTTCATTGGGTTGCTGGTCTGGCCAGTAACGTTCGTCAATAACGTGAACGCCCAAGGGGACACGAATCTCAATCGGTTCTTCTGTTTCAATGTCCGCATGCAGGTCGGCTGGTACGTCCACCAAGTCTCCCAAGCGGGGTTTGCGCTCCGCCCAGTAGCCAAATGGATGCCAGTAGCTCACCATGTAGCCACATAGGTTGAGCATCTCAAGCTCTTCCATCGCTTCCAGTTTCGCCGCCTCAATCGAATCTTCGTCAGGCATACTGCCTTCCCCGAATCGTTGGGTTTGGGCTTCCCAGTCCTCAATGTCGAAGTTGAAGGTATATGCCTCAAGTTCGTCCGTGGCTGGGTTGCGTAACACCGCCTTCTTCGGGCTGTTTGTTTCAACGAACTGGTCACCGCCCAGATCCATCTGGTCGGTTATGTCAAAGACCGTTGATTGCTGTAACAGCTGAATGTAGCGGGCTCCCACCGTGCGGGTAACCAAGTGGGTGCGACGCTTTACCAAGGCGTGTTGCGGATGGTCTGGGTGGCACAGAATCTTAAGTGCCGCCCAGCCGTCCATCGGGACTTCATGAGTGAGGTCAATTTCAGGATAATCGAATGCTTTCATTGTGCTGTCTCCTAATAGATGTGTATTAAAAAACCCCGCTGGAACCGCCCAGCGGGGTCGTAATTGGTTGAGAAACCATTAGAACGGTTTCTCCTCAGCCCGCTCTTCAACCAACTCCTCAAAGGTGCGGTTGAAGATAATGTCCAGCTCAGCATTGCTGAGATCGTCAGCCTTGACGATCAAGTCGTAGACCGTCTTCTGATTGCCGGAGCGGGTCGTGACCTTGCGAGAGGCAAATTCGCAAGTTTTGCCAGTCTTGGCGGAGTAGTTGTCATACTCGGCACGGGAGTTTACCCAGATGTCGAGAGACGGTGAGGTCAGTAGCTTAAGGCCACTGGGAGTGCGGTTGAAACCGATGATAGTTACTTCGTGGATGTTATTCATGATGATAATGATTAATGGTTAATACAATTAATACCTACTAGTAGGTGCGGTGAGGTACAGCGGCCAACTTGTGGCCTTGCCGTATGAGAAAACGTCCGGTCTTACGCTTGAGCGAGCCAAGCTTGGAACCAGTGAGGCGGGTAATGTCCACCGTCTTGTCACGGACGGTAGTGATGTCCCGCTTGGTCGGGACGGGGATTGACAAGTGAATCTTTTTCATAACACAAGTTACCTAATTAAGAGTGAGAGAGAGAGTGGGCAGCGTACCAAGGCTGCATCTTCACATGCCCCGTTAGGGCTGATAGCCCCTGTGAATCGCCAAGATTGAACACAGGTACGCCGTGTTCCTTGGCTACCATAATCGCTGTGCGTGTGCCACCGACGGGCTTGCCCTCCGGTGTCCAGCAAATCAGGAACTCGCTGGGGTTGTCCAGACACTCGCCCAGTACCTGAAAGCAGTTACGGGCGTGGAGTGCTTGAGCGTACTCGCTCATCCGATCCCATGCTGGGTGGATGCGCTCGGCCATGGCCATTGCATCAATCACATACGGGTTGATTGAGTGCAGGACGCTTTCCTTGGCGGTATACACCTCCTGATTGCAACAGGCATTGCGGAACGCCCTGTCTGCTCCTGTAGCATCGCCCGTTCGCAGGCGTAAGCCCATCTCTTGCAGGCGATGCGCTATGTTACGCATCAAGCGTTGGATGTCCGGTGGGGTCTGGCGTGAGCCGACTCCGGTGTAGTATAACTGTTTCATGCTACTTCCTCCACAGGTTAGGGATTGCCGTGTACAGAAACCAGTGCATCCCGAAAATCAGGCCAAAGGTTGCTACGAATGATGCCCAAAGGGGCAGGTTAGCCGTGAACCACAGCAACGCTGGGCTACACAACATGATGTTGATGAACTCCTTCATGGTTATTTCCTCCTTAGTTGTTATTTACGCCAGTCGCTCTTCGTGGGGATGAGCGGGTTAAGTTTAAAACCACGGTTCTTGACCAGCTTGCGGTAATACCTGCGGGCTCCCTCACGGCTCGTGTGGAAGCTAGTCCAAGCATTGCCTTCGCCCTCAGGCATCTCCATTGAGCGGGTCGTGTTGGCCTTCCATGTCAGGCATATTTCCACTTGGTTGCCCCTGCGTGTCTGGAAGTCTACAGTGGCCAGTTGGTCTCGTCCGTTAGTGTGGATTAGTTGATAACGCATTGTCTGAATCTCCTGATGTTGAGAGTCTCGTGAGCGGGTCGCCAACCGGGCTGAACCCTCTAAACTCACACTCTTAAACATCACCCTCAAGCAAGCGCAGCGTCTGGCGAGCCTGCGAGCCACACACCCTTTTAGTAACCCACAATCTACGGGTCTACGAAGCCTGATCCTGTTGGCCTGCGGCTCTGGCTATCGCAAGCCCTTACGCCTGAAGGACTTGTGGGTCAGCGGAGCATAGGGTTGATGGCTGTTGTTTAGGGAGAGGCACTCGTAGCTTAGCAACTAAGAGCCCCTGACCCCCCCCTCGTGGTCATGCTTAGAACCGCTGACTCTTGAAGGGGGGTCTAGGGGGAATCCACAGGAGGACTCGGACCGGGGGTCCCAACCCGCAGAAACATTTTTTGAATTTGGAAAATATTTTCTGAGTGAAAAAGTGTCTAAGGCCAGTGTTTATAGGGGTTCCGAGCGGAAAGGTGCACATGTGTACAGCAGTTCTAGGGTATTTTCCTTATAAAAAAACGCTACTTGTATACAGATGTACAGTGGTTTTATGCATAAGTACGAATAACTTCTCAGCTTCTCAGTTTCTGTTTTAGAAGTTGAGAAGGCTGAGCCCAGTGTTTATGCGGGGTTACCTAGATTCTTCGTGTTCTCAGCTTTTCTGAGAATTTCTGAAAAGTTTTTAAAGTGGGAAAATAGCTGAGAAACTAAGAAGAAGACCCTGAAATATATGTAACTCACTGGTATTGAATAATTAATAACTTAGAAAAAAGGTTTTAGTTTTGGAAAAACCTTCTCAGATATCTGAGAAGGCATAGAGTGCATCCCCTAGTGGGTGTTTTTATGTTCACTAGCGCAATCTTGACAAGAGAATCGTGGTATTGTAGAACCGCTTAAATCATGACTAAACCTAACCTTAAACCGATCTTCCATGTGATGGAGGAAATGGGCTTCCGGAATTTCGTAATCGTGGGCGTGGATGACGAGGGGGTTCCTGCCCAGTTGTATAAGAGTACCTCCCCGGCGGGACATCGAGTGCTTCGGGCGTATGCTGAGGACTGGTGTGACGAGCAAGTGGAGCTGAGTCGCAAGGATGCCTTCGGTCACTAAATATCCGCTGCCCCGAAAGAAGTATGAAGCGAGAGGATTGGAGCAGATACGGGGACGAGCTTGCAAGCAGCTTAAAGCCAGAGATAAGAAGCAGGGTCGTGGGAGCAACAATGTCCGCAAGGGGTATGATAGGAGGAGAAAGTTGAAGGCGAGGATAGAGAAAGAAATAGATAAGAAGGCTGAGGAATTGAAAGCTGTTGACGAAGAATTGGCCAAGCGTGAGCAGATCAAGGATCTGGCGAGCAAGGCTCCGAGTGTGAAGGAGATGCGGGGAGCAGTGGCAGCGTTGTTCAAGGAGGAGAATTTAGATCCCATCAAGGAGATGATCAAGATGGTGAAGAAGCGAGGAGCTGGGGCTTTGCCACCACACCAGAAGGCGATGCTGTTGAAGGAGCTGGCGCAGTATCAGGCTCCGAAGCCCAAGAGTGTGGATGTGCAGGCGGACATGGACATGCATGTGACGGTGGGGATGAATGATTTCCGCAACACGAGCAAGGCTGTGGTGGATGTAAGTCACCACGAGTTGACGGATGAAGATTACGATGAGTTTGAGGAGGACGAGAACTGATGATTACGAAGCGTGGACCGGGCGAGGCGCACAGGCGGTACAGGATCTGGCGTGGATTTGATTTTGATGAAGGACGGGTATATGGTAGTAGTCATCGGCGTAGCTGGTGGACTGGCTGCGGTTGGTCCCCGCTACGTCAAAATGGGCGGATCTACCGCAGTGATGCGGAGGTTCGTGGAGCCTTGGATCGCATGGAGGCTGACGGGCTGGCGGCGAATGCGGAAGCCTGTTGGGGCTAATTTATGAATAAGCAGTATACGAAAGTTGAGCCGGAGAAGCCTGAACCTTATCCCTTGGGGAAGGAGGGCTACAAACAAGCGGTTGGCTGGATACGCAACAGTGGCATGGAAAGCTGGGCGGCTGATGAGTTTGGCCAGCAGTTGCATGAGGAAGTGGTGCATGACAAGATTGATCTTGTGGTGACGAAAGTGAACCTGATGCGTGGGTGCTGGTAGATGGCTGAAGTGGTAATGCCAGCACAGGGGTTTATACCCCGCAGCTACCAGCTGGGCTTTTGGAAGTTCATGCAACATGGTGGGCGAAAGGCGGTGTTGTGTTATCCGAGACGGCACGGGAAGGACATCTTGTCGTTGAACTGGATGGCCTGTGCGAGTATCCAGCGTGTTGGGTTGTATGTGTATGTGTTTCCGTTGCAGAATCAGGCTAGGCGAGTTGTGTGGAATGGGATTGATGGGCAGGGGAAGAAATTTATAGATGCGTGGCCGAGGGAGTTGATAGCGAGCAAGAGCAATGCTGAGATGCGTCTACATTTGAAGAATGGGAGCGTGGTGCAGATTCTTGGGAGCGATGACCCTGACAAGCTGGTTGGGATGAATCCGGTGGGGTTGGTGTATTCGGAGTATGCGATGGCGAATCCGATGAGCTGGAAGCTGGTGAGCCCGATTCTGGCGGAGAACGGGGGTTGGGTGGTATTCAACAGCACCCCCCGTGGGATGAATCATTTTTCCAAGATGCTCAATCATGCGAAAGCGAACGCATGGGATCGCAAGACGTATCCACCGAAAGCAAACCAGTGGTTCTGGCAGCATGAGACAGCGAAGACATTGAAAGTTTTGACACCTGAGGACTTGCGGGTGATGCGTGGGGAGCTGGGGGACGAGGCGTTGTTCCAGCAGGAGGCGTTTTGTTCCTTCAGCAGTCCGATGCAGGGGGCTTATTATGACAACCAACTTAAATTCTTGCGAAAAAACGGGCGTATCGGGAAGGTTCCGGCAGATCCTCGTTTGCCTGTACATACTGGGTGGGATCTGGGTATTGATGATGCGACTGCTATTTGGTTCGCCCAAGTGCATGGTCGTGAAGTCCGGCTCGTCCACTACTACGAGAACAGTGGGGAAGGACTACCACATTATGCTCGTTACCTCAAGGACTGGGCAGCAGACAACAACCTCAGTTACGGCTTCCATTACGCCCCACACGATATTTCGGTTCGTGAACTCACATCGGGAAAAAGCAGGCTGGAGTCGGCCAAGTCGATGGGTCTGAGGTTTCGTCCGGTGAAGAAGCATGCGGTGGAGGATGGTATTGAGCAGACAAGGAATTTTCTGCCCCAGTGTTGGATAGATGCGGAAGGGTGTGAGCGTGGAGTGGACTGCTTGGCGAGTTACCGCAAGGAGTGGGACCCGTTGCATGCGGTTTTCAAGACAAGGCCGTTGCATGACTGGGCTTGTCATGCTGCTGATGCGTTGCGGACATTAGCTTGGGGGATGAAGGTGAAGGATCACCGGGACAAGAAATCCCAGCCTCAGGCGTACAGTGATGAGGAGTATTCTGTATTCGGATGACCTTGATCGAGCAGATGGAGGCGGTCTGCCGTCACAGTGGTTACACGCACAAGGATTTCTGTGCATGGTTTGACTATTATTTGGAGGCTCCTGTGGATCACAGGTGTTATTTTCTCAAAGGACCGGATTGGGTGATGCTGGCGAGGCACATCTCTCCGGGGGAGGAGTTTCCGGACGCACCGGGGGATGCTTGGTTGATCTTCCATGCATCGGGGAGCGGGCTGAAAAAGTTCTTCGATTGTGCGGCCTTGGCTTACGAGTTGCCCTATGTTTGTTTTGCCCGTCCGTTGAAGGGAAGAAAAGAGTTGCAATTTTTCAAATGGGAAAAGATAAGAAGGTTATGCGTAGCTGGGGATTCATGATCATAGCCCGGTGGTTCACCGGGGAAACCTTTCGATTAAACTTTGGTGGCGGGGGCGCTCCTCCTGTTGCAGCACCACAGGCGGCGGCTCCGGCGGCGGCTCCGATGCTAGCACCGCAGACCACGGATGTGGAGGCGAGGGTTGTGAATCCGGAAGCTAGACGCAAGAGTCGTGATTCGAGCCGGACGAGCCGGATTTTTGGCAGCAAGGGACCTGTGTTTACTCCGCAGAGTGTGGTGAAGACGTTGGGTACGGGCAGTGTTGATTTGGGAGGCGGACGATAGATGCAAAGTCCCTTGGTCAAGGACTTGAGTGAGCGATATGCGGAGCTGAAGCGTCGTCGCAGTGTCTGGGATGACCAGTTTGACGAGATCCAGCGATTTGTCCGCCCGAATGTGCCTACTTTTCGTGGTCGTGAGCTGACCAAGGGCAAGCGTAGGCACGATGAAGTTTTTGACGGGACAGCCCCGTGGGCTCTTGAGCAATTTGCCGCCGGGCTGTCGAGTTACCTGACCAGTTCGACTGACCGCTGGTTCACCTTGGGTTTTGAGGGGATACCGAGTACGGAACTCCCCTTTGAGCTGATCCGCTATTTGGAGCAGGTCAGTGACATTATTTATCATGTCTATGCGTTGTCGGATTCGAGTCATGCCCCGGCGCTGCATGAGACCTATCTGGATATAGGGGGCTTTGGAGCCGGGGTGCTTTACCAGAAGCGTGGCAAGGATGTGCCGATCCAGTTCCGGTCATTCCCGCTGAGCGACTGCTTCATTGACGAGAACGCTGACGGGTTGATTGACGTATGCTTCCGTCGTCTGCAGATGACCACGAGGCAGTTGATTCAGGCTTGGCCGAAATCGGCCAACGATGAGAAGGTGTCAAAGGCGAAGGATCACGAGATTTGGGAAGTGGTGCATGCGAACTTCCCCCGTGTGGATCGTGAGCCGAAGAGTCTGGGACCCAGAGGCAAGAAATTTGCCAGCATATATTTTTGCGAGACCTTGGATGAGGTACTTGAGGATGGAGGAAGCGATCAGTTCCTTTATCACATTCCCCGCTGGACAAAAATGAGCGGAGAGATTTACGGACGCAGTCCTATCATGACGGTTATACCGGATATCAAGATGGTGAACCAGATGAGCAAAGAGGTTATCTACTCAGCCCAGCTGGCCAATCGGCCACCGATGGTGTTTGAGGATGACTCGATGCTGTATCCGGTAAAGTCCATCACACCGGGTTCGATCATGTACAGGCAACAGGGGTCGGAAATGCCCCAGCCGTTGCTGTCGGGGATGCAACCACAATTTGCGTATGAACTCCTGTCCGAGCGTCGGGAGCAGATCCGGAGGGCGTTATATATCGACTTCCTATTACGTCCCAAAAAGAACGAACGACAGACCACAGTAGAAATAATGGACGACAGGAGCGAAATGCTCCGCCAGATGGCTCCCATGCTCGGACGTTTACAGGTGGAGCTTCTCAACCCGATGGTTGAACGAAGTTTCATCATTCTCAGCGATCTGGGGCTACTGCCGGAACCTCCGGCGGTAGCTGCTGAGTTTGATAATATTCCATTGGAGATAGCGTATATTTCCCCGGCGGCGAAAGCCCAGTTCGGAACAAAGGTGGCTGCAATGCAGCAATACATTCAGGACGTTGCCGCCCTTGCCCAGTTTGATCCGACGGCTGTACAGACGTTGGAAGTTCCTGAGTTGCTTGGTGAAATGGCCAAACTGCGGGATGTCAGTCCCAAGGTGCTCAAGGACCCACGCCGCTTGAAGGAGATGCAGGAAGAGCAGAAGCAACAGGAGGCGATGGCGCAGGCAGCCCAAGCGGCTCCGGCAATGAGTGGTGCTATCAAGGACATTGCTCAAGCTCGACAGGCTGATCCGACCTTGGTGCAGGATGCCTTGGGTGGTTAATTTATGAATCTGGAGAAGTTTAAGATAAAGAAGCGGGCTCGATTCCAGTCCGCTCTGAAAGCCGTGTACGATACCCCGGACGGGAAGATATTTTTCGAGACCTTCTTGGAGCACTGTTATGTGACCAAGCCGAAGTTTGCCCAAGATCCGATGGAGATCAACTGGAACGAGTCCCGTCGGCATCTGGCTATGAGCTACTTGAAGTTACTGGCGCAGGACGATTTGGAGACCGTCGTGCGTCAGTTTGAAGACAGTCTCCGCAAAAACGAGGAAATAGAGAATGAGTGACGAACCGAGTCCGGTATTGGGCAGTGCAGAAGGTAGCGTGGCAGCACCAGTTGAACCGTCTCCTGTATCAGCTGAACCGGGTAGCCCGACACCCGTATCAACCATTGATAGGGACACACTGTTGCAAGCAATTCCGGAGGACATCCGGGGGGAGGCTATCTTCCAGAACATTAACGCTGAGAATCCGGTAGCTGATCTGGCTGGCCAGTTTCTTAATGCCCAGAAGTTGGTGGGCGTGGAAAAGATGCCAGCTCCAAAAGAGGATTGGACTCAGGATGACTGGGGCAAGTTCTGGGAGCGGGCGGGACGGCCTGAGTCTCTGGACGGCTACACGATGCCGGAGACAGACTTGTCCTTTGATACAGATGCCCTGAATGCGTTCCGTGAGCTGGCTCACAACGAGGGGCTTACGGCGAAGCAGTTTTCCGCCATCATGGGACACTATACGAACCTCAGTCAGGAGGCAATCACAGGACAGTCTGCGGCACAGGCTGCAGAGATCCAAAAGGGATTGCAGTCACTCCAGCAGGAGTGGGGTGAGAATTACGATGCTAATCTTCAACAGGCGGACAAGTTCCTAAGGCAATATGATGATCCGGCTCTGTTGGAGTTGATTCAATCAGACAAGGTTCTGCAGAACAATCCGGCTGTCATTAAGTTGTTTCACCGACTGGGATTGGATCAGTCTGAAGCTGCATTGCGTGTAGGCGACAGTACTTCACCAGCTGTGATCAATTCGAGTGAACAAGCCCAAGCAGCCTTGAAGAAATACGAGGCAGACAACTGGGATATTTTGTTCAAGGCGAAAGAAAATCCGTCTTTGGAAGAGCGTAGCCGGATGGATGCTGTTCGGGAACGCCGTGCTGAGTTATTTAAGTTGGCTTATCCCCAAGAATAATCTTGCCAACTGCACAGGTGTTCACTAGGGCTACTCTCATCAAGGGTAGCCTTATTTTTTAGGTCCGAGAGGAAGCCTGTATTCAGGTCGGTACACCCCGCAGGTGAGTTGGAGTCCGCAAGGGTAGCTCAGACGAAATAAACGAAATAGTTAATTTCACTTGTTTTAACCTAAATTTGAGAGGAAATATCAATGGCATTGACCAATGGTACTGCGGCCTCTATTGAGACCGCCTATCGGAACATGTTCCGTACAGGCTTCGAGCAGAGCTTCCAGCAGTTCGACAGCCGTCTCTTGCCCTACGTTGAAATCGAGCGTCAGAGTTCTGAGTTCGATTACTACGATCGGGTGGGAATTGCAGAGGAAATGACCGAGGATGTAACTCGTTACGGTGACAATCCTGTCTCCGAAATCGAGTTGGATCGTCGGCGTATCCATCTCCGAGACTATGAACTCGGCAAACCTATTGATGAGAAGGATCTCATCCGGGTCGCTACTGATCCGACTAACGCCTACACCCAAGCGATGCAGGCATCCGCATACCGTAAGATGGACGACATCATCTTCGACGCTTACTTCGGAACGGCTTATACCGGGAAGAAGGGAGCTACCTCCCTTGACTGGGTCACTGGTGGTTCAGAAGATGATGACTTGGTAGCCGTTGGCGAGTATTCCGCAGGACACAGCAACCCGATCACTACAGCTGGCAAGTTCAAGCTGATCAGCGGTGACTACGAGGGTATCTATGTTGGCAGTGAGTACACTTCCAGCTCTACTGAGTTGACCGCAGGTGTTGGCCTGACCCTTGACAAGCTCAAGGTCGTCCGTCAGACGATGCTCCGTCTCGATGCCATCACGCAGGACACCACGCTGAATTGCTTCCTCACGGCAAAGCAGTTCGACGACCTGCTCGGTATTGATGAAGTCATTAACTCGGACTACTCGGTTCGCAAGAACTTGGCCGAGGGTAATGTGACTACCTTCATGGGATATCGGTTCATCCACGCTGAAAGGCTGGGAACCCATGTATCCGGTGACGGTGGTGGTACTGCCCGCCGGGTTATTGTATGTCTGCCCCGTTCGCTCAAGCTGGCAATCGGCAAGAGCTTGATGGCTGACATGTGGAGGCTCCCCGACAAGAAGAACATCCCGTACATCTACTTCAAGATGAGCGTGGGTGCTTCCCGTATGTGGGGTGAAGTAGCGGCTGAAATCGCTTGCACCGAGTAATTCCTAACTAAGGAGAATACTATTATGAGTAAGTTGACCAACTTCACCGCATTGTCCACCGACCTGACCGCAATGAACGATCCGGAACGGACCTACCTGCCCACAAATGTGGCTGGAGGCCGGGTACGGGCCGCTTGCTGGGGTTACGAGTCCAGTGCCGCCACGACCAGTGGTTCGTCCATCGCTCTGGCGATCATTCCGGAAAACGCCAAGATCCTCCAGATCCACTACAATCACGAGGATTTTGGCGCGAATGCTGTTCTTGACTTGGGTCTCTACACCCGTGATGGCGTGATCATCAGCGACCAGCTTTTCATCTCCGAGGATGATGTGTCGAGTGCCGGATCGAATACGCTGTACCCTTCCGCCAGTGCAACTGTCGGAAAGGACATGTATACCACGACTTCTGAAGTCGTGCTGACGGCAACTGCATCAGAAGGTTTTGCCGACTGGGCAGCGAACAAAGGTTTTTCAGGGTTTGTATTGTACGCCTTGAACTCCTGATTCAAACATCCAACACTCAGGGTCGGGGTTTAATCCCCGGCTCTGAGCCTTATTATGGCTTACACGACGGTACAGATATGCA